AGCCGTGCCACGCCTCGCGCGTGCGTCTGCCCAACTGACGAGCCAACGTGCCGAACGGCGCAGCTTCCGCCTCCTGCGGAGCCAGCAGCCCAGCGCCCACCGCAGCACCGCCTACGCCTGCGAGAAGGTTGCTGCTGTCGCGTTGGGAAGGGTCGAAGGTGGCTTCGGGGCTGCGAAGCTGGCTGCCAGACCGAACAACAAACGCCGGGGCGCCCTCTGAATAATTCCCGTCAGGGAAAGACACGGCGTCGTAACCGTCGCGGAAGGCGCGCTCTACGATTTGATCATCAACCGAAAGCGAGCCAGAAGTGTTCGCCAAATATTCGTCGAGATCGACTTTCTTGCCGTCAATAACAGGCACGAGCTCGCCGCCTTCTTCCGCGAACTCAACAACGAGAGGATTTTCGGCGCGCGCCATTACATCCAACACGCCCCCATCCGGCCCTGCGTAGCTACCCGCTTCTGCGCGATGCTCAGATAGCCAAACGCCGGGGCTGCGGAAATTTGCCTCAATGCCTTCTGCGCGAATTTCCGAAAGCGGGCGCGATGTTCCGTGAAACCAGACCCGCTCCGTATCAAACCCCATCTCCCGCGCGCGCTGCATGCGCGCACGGCGAGACATGTCCAGCACGCCTTGGGCAACCCTTGAGCCCGCGCCCGCCTCAGCCTCTTGCGGAGCCACAGACGCCCCCAGGAGCCCCGTCCCAACTGCGGCAGTGCCTACACCAGCCAAAAGGTTGCTGCTGTCGCGCTGGGCGGGGTCGAAGGCGGCGTTGACGGAGCGGAGCTGGCTGTCGTCAAGCGCAATGTAGCTGTACGGGTCGCCGCGACCAGTGCGCTCAATTTCCATCGACTCAGCAAGCAATGCCTCGCGACGCGCCGCCTCATCGGGCGTGTATCGCTTGACCTGCCCCGCCTCAAGCCATTGGGTTAGCGCCGCGTCAATCTCGTCCTCGGGCAAAGACGATACGTCCGGCATCGCTGGGGCGCGCGCGCGCTCAGCCTCGTCAATGGCGTTAATCTCTCTGCCGATTGCGTTCTTGCGGGCTCTGGCTGCGGGGGTCAGGTCAGCGACAGCGCCAAAGGTATTTTCAACCTCGTTCGCGTAACGAATGGAATCGTACCCGGCGTCTTGGATCGCCTGACGAAGCTCGCCCATGAACTCGGCGTTTTCTGCGCTCTCAATCCAGTCTTGCGGGTCTTCAAACGATTGACGGATATCTTGCGCCTCGTCAATCAAGTCCTCGGGTACGTCAATCCCTTTGTTTTGCAGCGCGAATGCCACCGTTGCCGAGTCGTTCCACTGCCCGACATCTTCCATTTCTAGCGGGTTCTCGAACCTCGCCAGCAAAGGCATTACGTTCGCGTCCTGCCCGTAATTTCCGCCTCTGAAGCCTGTTGCATACACGTCAGCCGTGTGTTCAAGCCTTCGCTGCGCTTGCTCTGCGGTGCCGACGTGCGTGCCAAGCCCGGACATATCCGCGTCGAATGCGTCGATGTCGCCGCGCGTGCCGTGGAAGACGGGCGTATCGAACCCCATCTCCCGCGCACGCTGCATGCGCGCACGGCGGGACATATCTAGAGCTTGATCAACTAGGTTCATGATCCGAGTCATCGCCCGCCTCCCGCATGCGCATCAGACCCTCTAGGGCCTCCGTCACGCCGCTCTCAGTAGCGTCGTTGTCGATGTCGAGGCTCCGGGCCTCCTCGGCCGTCTTCGCCGTCTGAGCGCGCTTCAGGGCCGCGTCCAGCTGCGTCATGAGTTGGTCCATGCGCAGCTTCGCCGCCTTGATCTCGTCCTCAGTCCGCGCCGAACGCACGTCAGACGCAACCTTCTGCGCCTCGAGCATCAACTTGGCGTTGTCGTGCTCGCGCTTGTGCAGGAACTCCTGCCCCTTGCGCTCCGTCTCGAACAGAAGCTTCTGGCGATCAACGTCGAGCTTCTGCTCGCGAATCTGCATCTGCTGCGCATCCAGCTGCTGCTGGCGCGCGACAAGCTCCTGCTGCTGGCGCTGGAGCTCCTGCTGCTGATCTGACGGCGGCGGCGCCATCTGGTCGCCCGGGTCGGTGAAGAACATCTCGGGCGTCTTGTAGTTCGCGTTCTTCACGATCTCGGCAGCGGTCGCGTAGATGTTACGGGGCGTAACGGTCAGGCCCATGCCGCCACCTGCGACCATCTCGCTCTGCTTCTGCCAGATTGCCTCCAGCATCATCAGGTTCGAGTCACGCGAGCCGATGCCCAGGCCGATGTTGATCGTGACGTTCCGCTTATTGCGCCACCCGCGCGGGTCTACCTGCACCCAACGATTCCGCAGGCGCACCACGTCGGCCTTCTGCGAGTGCTTCATGAGCAGCTCGCGAATGTGCTCGAACAGCGAACGAATGCCCGTCTCAGCAAAAATGCGCGCCACAGCCTCGATCTTCATCCGCGCCGAGTCGCTTGCCTGCATCATCACGGACTGCTGGATGTTCTTCAGCGCATCAGGCGACAGGCCCTCGGAATCGCTCGAGATGCCCGTGCGGTCCCGCTTCACCTTGTTGAAGTAATCCAGCATCGGGAACGACGCGCCCGCTGTGAACGGGACCGTAATCTGCGAATAGGACTCTGCCACAGGGCGGGCAAAACGCTTGATCGATCCCACGCGAGACGTCATCAGATCGTCCAGCGTGTTATCGCCCATCCCCATCTCCCAGACTGCGTGCTGGGGGTTGTTCGTCTGGTAAAGGTTATTAAGCACCTGCCGCAGAAGCGTCGTGGAGACCTCCTGCACGTCCATCACTTTCTCGGACGACGCGCGGCCGAAGTGCTTGTGCGGGAGCGGTTGCGGCGAGATGACGTGGAACGGCTGGCGGTCAGCGGGCTCGTTGAGCAGCACCTCACCGCCCGCGATCAGCACGCGACGCAGCTCTGCGAGGCCGTCGTCATCGTAATCGACGCGGATGTACGCCTCGCGGAGCTGGATGAAGTCCATGCTCTCTTCGTGCGCCGAATCACTCCGCTCATCCTGGCGGTCGTAGCGAGAGATGCGCTCCTCACCGCCCTGCGGCCCGCGGCCATCGCGGATGTAGGTGGGCAGAGATTCGACCAGATCACGGTCGAAGCCCATCTCGATCAGCTCCGTCCGCGTCACCTCGCGCTCGTGTCCGACCATCCGAGCACGGGTCGGATCAAGGCGGCGGGCATCCGCGGAGATGCGGTACTCGTCTGGCGGCACGTTGTCGACGCAGAGCGTGCCGGTCTGCACCACGCGCCGGAACTCAACGTCATGCACCAGCCCGTCGCTGCCGGGGATTTCGCCCGGCCCAGGCTCGCGCTCTGCACGCTCGACCGGCTGGAGCTCGGGATCATCCAGCAAGCCGACAAGCTCCTCGAGCGTCAGGCCGCTGTAGCTCTCCGTCGAGACCGTCTCAGACTCGTCCCACCACGCTTTGACGATGCCGTTTTTCTGACAAAGCGCGTCGAAGAACCAGACATAGAGCGTCTCAAAAGCGTCGTTCTGCTTGAAGAAGACGTGGTTGATGTAGTCCGACTCTTGCTCTGCCTGAGCCTCGTCCTCCGGCCCCACAGCGTCAAACGACACAAGGTTGTCCGAGGTCGTGAAGATGCGAAGCAGCGACGGCATGATCCCGTCCACAACGTCCGCCACATCAGACGTGACGACAGACGATTCACCCTCGACCTCGTTGCCCAGCGGCTTGGCGAGATAATAGTCCCACGCTCGCGCGCGCTCGGTGGAGATGTCCCCACCCGGCGCACCCATTGCGGTGCTGAACTCCGCGTCAACTATCGCGACCAGCCGCTCGTCATTCATCCGTCTGCACCTTTTTCGGCCGGCCGGGCCGTCGCTTTGCCTTCAGGGCGCTGACTTCACGCTCTAGCTCGTCAACACGACGAAACAGCGCTTCCAGCCTCTGTCGCTCTTGAATCCGCATCAGATAATCGCTACCTGGGGATAGTTAACGCCCTGGCGAACTCCCCGGACGCTGCGCCGAGCCCACGGGAGCATCTGAACCGCATACCGCGTCGCGCTCATGAGCGGATGCGTGTCGCGAGGCACCTTCTGCGACTCCCGGTTGTAGGTCTCGAACTCGCCCGCCCAGTCCTGCAACGCGCGCTCGACCTTGAACCGCTTGGTCCGCATGCGAGACCAGACGTCACGAGACGCGATCTCAGCAGCCGCGTCAGAATCGTCGCAGCTCTCGGGCAGCATGTTCACGCCACGGTCCAGCAAAGCGTCCGCCATCTCCTTGTGCGTCCACGCGACCGGAATGAAGCGGCCCCGGGCGTTCAGCGCGTCAGCAATCACGGCTAGCACTTCTCGCTCGAACTTGCACGCATCATACAAGTGTACAAGATCGCGGTCTTTATCGTGCGCAAGCCATACGCAGCCGACGTCGCCGTCCTGACGGACATGCAGCCCGGCTACCCTCGGCCAATCGTCGGGGATCATGCGTACAGGTTCTCCAGGTTGACCGGATAGACGCGGTTCTGGCTCTGATCCTCGTTCGCCACAGAAACAGCCATCGCAAGAGCCACCATGCCGTCAATCCGGCCCCTCGAGCGCTTCTTGTCGAGCTTCCGGTTCCCCGCTTCGTCCGCTTTCACCACAGCGTTCGCGGCGCACATGGTCAGCACAGGATGATTCCCGTGGCGCATCTTGTCGTTGACCAGCAGCGACTCCAGGACACGCAGCGCAGGGCTCATCGAGACGAAGCCTTGCCCAAAATCCACGAATCGCTCGTCGATCAACGTCTCAGGCATGCCGGCCTTGATCAGCCACGGCCGCAGATGCCGCATGTTGTAGCG